ATGTAATACTTCTTCTAGATAGGCTCTTCTGATAATCACATTTCTCCATAGGATATGCAATTTTAAAGGCATCCAAAATTCTGGGATACCAATAATCGAAAACACTCTGCTCATGGAGACTAAGTTCCCTAACCGCAACTTCGACGTTCATACAAACTATTTGGTCACGATCAGTAACTCTTTTAGTCCACATGGGGATGTTTAACACAACCTCAAGACGAAGAGGAGCTAACCATCTAGTAAAGGTGGGTTCAAATCTAAATCTCCGCTTGAGGAATTCCACATCCTTAATATTTCTAAATCCAAAAGTGAAAGTACTTTTTGTTTCATCGGTATAGGTAAATCCAAATTCTCTCATTACTTTACTAATAGATATATCATTAAACATGTGTCGGAGTGGTTTACGAACAGCATAAAGTACATCATCTCCATAAGCTACCATATTAACGTTTTCATTAAAATCATGAACTGTACCAAAAATTCTCCCATAAGCCATTCTCATAAGAATATTATTGATGGTAGTATTAATATTTACAGTATCAGGGTGACCACTCGATAGAGAAGCCATCCATTCATAAATAATTAAATTATTAAGATGTTTAGCATTAGTAACTTCGTACCAGAGGGTATTTCTAACAAGATTATCCTCTTTAAGATCACTCTCACAACGGGTTCCATCACTATAATCAGAATAATAATTATTATAAATTTTAAAGACAGCCCATTGTAAATATGGGGTCTGGGAACCATCAAATTTTGAATAGTCACCAGCTCCAACAGAAGCTTGATCAATTGAATCATCAAATTTAGATAAATGTTTTGCTAAATTCTCCCACTCATAACTATAGGGATTAATTCCAACTGCAGAACCATTATAGATTCTATTGGTCATAATCCAAGCATTGAAACTACTATTATACATCTTGTCAATAATACACAAAATTAAAGGACATCCAGATATCAGTCTGGACTTACCAAGATCAACTTTATCAGCTGGTCTCAATTCATCTTTTAGGAAGTCGGTAAATACATAAAAGGGTCTTTTACCTTGTTTCATAAGGGCTAAGTCCTCGTTAACTTTATCAAAGACTTTCCAATACATATGGTCAGGATTCTCTTCCCTAATCTTACTAGAAGGAGGAGGAAATAAATTCTTTTTAAGATTTTCCACTCCACTCATATTCATAGGGTATCCAGAACTCGTATGTTTAGGAATTCCATTAAAATCTTCACTACCTTCAACGCCATAAATAGCTTCCCACACTGTAAGAATACGCGCAGGAATTTCTATATGGTTATTTTCGGAAAGTAAAGAGTAATAATTTTCACATGATTGATCAATAAGTCTCTTAGATACATATTTAGTATTCAAACAATAACTAGAGAGAGCTACATGCATAGGTTTCAGCTCCCCAGAATTTTTTAAAAGAGCAGGTTTCAAAGAAGTCTTCATATAAGTTCCATGTAGACGGGACTTCATAATACTCGAGACAATGGGGGCACTAGGACCCTTATCTACTGAGCCAAGTTCATTAAACTGACCCATACTAAGATTAAGTCCACTTTGTGGCTGTATATTATCATCAAAATTAACCGAAGATATAATAATTTCATCCTCAGGAATTTCCGATATAGCAGTTTTAAGCATTTCCTGTGTGCAAATAGACGAAATACCGTGACTACCAGGACTACCGGCAACATGCATTCCAAAAAGTTTTCTAGTTTGCAATGAAGAATTAAGAACTGCAAATATAGATCCACAATCCCCCTGATCGGTAAATCCGTGATAGACAAAGGATCGAGCTATATAATAGTCCTCAAATCCATTGTCAAGAACAGGACCAGCATTAAGATGTTTAAATGCATGGGTTTCCTTCCAAACATAATCACCCTTATCAATTATGGGCATTACAAAGGGAACCTGTTTTCTAGTTATATTCTCAATATCCGCGTCAGTAGCAAAATTTTCTATACGATCAACATATGGTTGGGCCATTTCCTTAGGAAATACCACTATACATAAATCTTGTTCAGATAAATTATCGCCATAAACGTTATCAAGAATGTCAAGAACAATTCCAAAAACCTCATGTCTATCTTTATTTCCTTTGTAAAGTTTAATTCTATTACCTCCAAATTCATTATCCTCGTCATAAATTGCTCTAATATGGGTAACAAAGTGGAGAGGCATGAGGGCTATTCTTCCCTTAATAAAGAAAACATGACCAACATTTTCCCATTTATCATCATCTTCTGATGAACAAACGGATAACTTCATGACATTAGTTTTACATATCTTTTTAATAAGATTCCATCCATTAGTATCACTTCCGGAACCCTGAGGTCTAGAACCCTTATTCATACTGCCTCTCAATTGAGAGGGACTTTTAATCTTATTCTTTGATTTGAGTCTTTGATCAGCATGGTAATCCTTTGATTGAGCATCAACTGAACCTAAATTATAGATATCAGTCCAATGTCTATCTTTAGGAGTGAAGGTCTTGGGAAAGAACAATTCTAATAATTTACAAGCAAAATCATAAGCAATCTTGCCTATACCAAGTCCAGTGACTACTATAATCCCTAACTTTATTTTAGGAATCCAGGGTCGTAGAAAAGTAAGAACCTTCTCCCAGGAATCCACAACAAAAGGAAGGGGATTCAATCGGAAGAACTCATCACGAGCTAGACTAAAAGCATTCCAAAACTGATCTTTGATAGAAACAATATTTACATTTATAAGATCAGTGGGTAAAGGAAAATCCTGTCTGACATAACCTTTAGATACTCGATAAGTTTCAAATGAATAATACGTCTGAACATGGATATAATTGTTTTCATCACTGTCAATCAAATTATAGCACGTTTCAAACTGAGCATCAGTATATAAATTAAGAGCTAATTGAATTTCCAAATCATAAAGCTCAAAATTATTCCACTTAGATTTACTACAATACAATATAAAAGCCTTAGCTTTATAAGCATATATGGTATCATGTTTTAATTTATTCATTTCGTCTTCAACAGCTTCAATAAGATCAGATTGGAAAAGATCCTTCCAAGAGGAATCTTTAACCTTAAAATAATCAAATAAACGTCTATCATAAGCGGAAGTATGCTCATAATCAAAATCATTGGTGTATATATCCATAGCAGACTCATTTCTTTTAAATGACTTCATCTGAGGAACACTATCAAGAGAATGATATAAATGTCTGAAAGAAGCTCTACACTCAAGGACTTTATCCTTTTGTCGTTGAAAAGTTTTATAATTAGCATTATATTTAACTACAATCTTATCAACTAACTGCTCAAAGCTTAGAACTTCTCCAGTAAGAACTCCAAATTTCAAAACTTTGAAATCGACATACTGAGGAGTGAAGATTTTAACACCATCAGATTCCGATTCGAGTTTATTCCAATCGAGTGACATATCCCATTCATTAGTGGCAATACCTCTAACGACGCGATATTCAGCTTTAGGTACAACAAGAATATCGAAAGCAATACGTCTATCTAAAGCTCCGTGATCTGTAATAGATTGAAGAGCCAAGAAATTTTTCCTGTTAGTAGTGGCCAAAATGAATCTCGAACAAAAGGGCGTAACACCTTTGTCACTAAGATCAGCCATATGTAATTCATAGGAAAAACAATTGACAGCACGTATCAAATTCATAATTTCATTATCAGGATTCCCAGCTATATCAGTAGCCTGACCCCAATCATCGAACATAGTTATCCAAGCGTGCTTAGTATAACCATCCCAATAACCGGTTTCAGAGAATCGATTGTAAACAAACTGATCGGGATTAATCTCGAACTGTCTAAAATTAGCCTCATCCAGTACGGATGCCATTATAGCTTCAGTAAGATATTGCATAGTCAAAGATTTTCCTGTTCCTGGACCCCCCCTTAAAAAAGTACAGATAGGTTCCATGCGGAACCCTCTAAGCTCAGGATGCAAATTTTCATAGGCTGCTTGAAGCTTGAGAAGTTCTTGAATCTGAACATAAAGAAGACGGGCAGCTCCGTGAGCTTGCCTATCACTAGAAATTAATCGATAAACTCGATTAGCTTCTCCCAAAAGAGTAACCACTCGAATATATCCTTCTTCATTATTATAAAATTTATTGAGACGTTTATCATTATGTAATTGATCAATATCAGAAAGAATCTTATCAACCAGTTCATTATTGGTACTCATAAATCTTAAAGAATTACACTTCAAATAGTTTGTTCTAATATAATTTACAAGATCCTCAACTAATTTAATAAAGAGTTGCATATATTCATCAACACCACTCTTTATACGAGAGCAGTCTTTAAGATGAGTCTTAACTTTTTCATAAATCTTTTCCTTAGGAACATGTTTATTCATCCAAATTTCAAATAAGGCTGTAACACCCAAAGAAAGATTTTCAGTACTACTTTGAGCTACTGTATCTGGATTAAGATAAGACATAATAGATCTAATAGTTGTATAAACATTAGAACATTTGTCAAAACCTCCTAAGTAGATTAAACTTGATCCTGATATAATCATCAAGATCAGAGATATTTCACTTCTGGATTTTAAATAACTAAAACAGGATGAAACAAACAAGATAAGACAAATAGAATCTTTAGCCAAGCTACTACTCTTACTAAGAGCACTCTTGGTTAAATCATCAGTTATATTCTTAACTTGCTGTTTAACATCAACATCAGAAATCTTTTCAATAGTAGAAGTCAGTCTTTCTAGACAATTTACTACTTTTGCTTGATCATCGGGCGATGGTATTCGCTCGCAAAGTTCAGTAATAACTTCACTAGTTTGTTCAGAAAGACCAAAGGATATAGGTCCAATAAATCTTTCAAAAAGTCCTAAAGTTTGTTGTTCGGGACTTTCACAGGACTCATACACAGATTCCATTTCTGTATCGAAATCTGCCTGAGGATAGGTACCTGGAATATTACATTTACGCTTTATTTTAAACTTATCTCTAATTCTTTTAGTCAGACGAGTCTTCTGCTGAATATCTGTGGCTCTTCGGTCTGGGATCGAACCACAAGATACAGTATCATCATCGGGTGTCTTAAAAATTGAGAAATCATATTTTTCACTATCGTGATTACTATCACTAAACTGCTCATTGTTGTTAACGCTTTGAATATCAGTATTATTTGTAATCATATTGTAAATTGAGTTGTTTAAATGGATAATCAGCTAGTCTGATTCCAACCCTGTTTAATATTACTCAGTAAATTTCTAACTGAGAGAATTCAAAAGTCAATTCTAAAACTTCGTGAGATAATGTATTATTCACGACTTTATTTCGGTTCTGTTTTTAGTATATAAGCTAGTTATACAATAAATCAACTGAAAATATCATAAAGATCTAAGGCGTACCAAAGAAATTCAATAAAAAGAGTATGTTGGCTCTAAATAATGACACAACTTTTGGAAGTGTTATAATAAATTCATCATTAAAGATAATAAAGTTATAGTTTTTCT